AAATGATATTTACTTCCTAGGTGAAAGCCCCAGCGAGGATTGTGATGAAAAGGGAACCCCTTTTGCTGACAAGGCTGGAAAACTGCTTAAGGAGTTTATACCTCGTGATGCCAATTATAGTCTTGATAATGTTGTTAGGGATTATGATCATTACAAGGAGGCACCACCATGGGTCGCCATGGAATGCTGCCGTGGCCACGTCACAAAATCAATTGAGCAGGCCAAACCCAAACTGATCGTTGGCTTGGGCATCCTGCCATTACAGTGGATGCTCAATTCAAGTGACATGGTGGGTTTGAGAGGCCGGGTGTTCGCCGTTCAGGTAGGTGCCCACAAGTGCTGGTACCTGCCAACTTACCATCCACAGTACGTCATAGACAACGCTTTCAAGGGCCAAGAGCCTGCCCGCAGTAAATTGGGCCATTGCCTCAAATTTGACGTGGCCCGCGCCTTCAAAGCGGCCCGCACCCTGCCAACCCCCACAATTGATACGCCACAACAGGCTAGGGCGGGCGTACAGCCGTTTAATGGGCAAAGCCGCACCCAACTAGCCCCGTTGTTAAAACTGATCAGTGAGGCCCGTAGGGCCGCTGTGAAGGCTGTTGATTTGGAAACCAGTTGTTTGCGCCCTTACAAGGCTGGAGCACAGCTTCTGACCGCTGCAATCAGCTTTGGTGATACCAATTTTGCCTTTGCATTGGGTCACCCTAAAGCGGGCTGGCTTCCACATGAGTTAAAAGCCATCAAACAAGCCTTCAAGGATTTGCTATCTGACACCACCAAGATCATCGCCCACAACACGAATTTTGAAGTTGAATGGCTGATTTTCTATCTAGGTAAGGATGCCATTTGGCACGACGTGTGGGAATGCACTATGATGCAATCTCACTTCCTCGATGAACGACGCGGCAAACGTGGTGGAAATGATGACCAGTTCCAACCCAATCCGTACCAAGCATTGGACTTCCTCGTCAAACAGCATTTCGGGTTGGCTTATAAGGCCCTGTTTAAACTTGATCGCAAGAACATGGCTAAAGCCGACCTCGACGAAACCTTACTGTATAACGGTGCGGACACCAAATACACGCTGCGACTTTACCATTTACAAACTGCCCGGCTCAAACAGGAAGGCTTATGGAATGCATATAAGGAGGCTGTGGGGCGACAACCTACCGTGGCCCTAATGCAGTCACTTGGGATTGGCATTGACCAATCCGAGAACAAGAAAATCCAGGTCAAGCTTAAAAGTGAGATTGCTTCTGTAGAAGCACAGATCATGGCTTTACCAGAAGTTAAACAATTCATTGCTGATAGGAAAATTTTCAATCCAGCATCCCAACCTGATGTAATTAAAATATTCAAGGATTACATTAAGGTTGGAAAACAGCTTTTAAATGTTGAAGGCAAAGAGGCCGTTGACAAGGATACCCTCAGCCGCATCAATCACCCACTTGCCAAATACATTGAAGAGTACAGGAACAGATCAAAACTGAAATCAACCTATGTGGACCCTTTTGAATTGGGCAAAGGTGAGTTCATTTGGCCAGATGGCAAGATGCACCCCTCGTTCAATACAACTTTTGCTGAAACTGGACGCACTTCAAGTTCGGAACCGAACCAACAGAATTGGTCGTCAAGGAATGACAAATGGGTGCGTAAACAAGTTGTCGGTGAAAAGGGCCATGTGCTTCTTGCCTTTGACTACGGGCAGTTGGAAGGTTGCACGGGGGCCATGTGTTCCAAGGACAAGGTGTTTGTTAAGGCACTTTGGGAAGACTACGATATGCACATGGTTTGGGCGCAACGTGCTGCAAAGCTCTGGCCAGCCTACATAGGCGGTTCTGAAAACTACACCGACAAAGGCGTCATGAAGAAGTTTCGGGGGCTAGTTAAGAACAAATTGGTGTTCCCAGCCTTCTTTGGTGCTGCTTCTGACTCCATAGCAGGATACTTGACCGCAGCCACAGGCTCAGAAGCCCCCAAGCATGTCATTGATAAATTGTTTAATGATTTCTGGTCTGACTTCAGTGGAGTACACAAATGGCAAAAAACCCTAGTGAGCAATTACTATGAGACCGGATATGTGGAGAGCCCCACGGGCCGCCGACGTCATTACCCGCTTAGCCGCCCTCAAGCGATCAACTACCCTATACAATCTGTCGCTTGCGATATTGTTTGTCGCGCCATGGTTCGTCTTTCTGTACTTGCTGCTGAAACTGGGAATTGGTGGCTCCACCCCATTATGAACATCCATGACGATTTAACCTTCTCAGTGCCGGACAATCCCAAAATCATCGAAGAGGCCATAGAGACCATTTACCGCATCATGCTAAACCCCGGTTATAACTTCATCAACGTGCCGCTATCCGTATCTTGTTCAGTCGGTGACAACTGGCTCGACATGACGGAAATCGGTAAATTTTGGTCAAATAAGGATTTGTAAAATGAGACCTGCTACCCAAGATTGGGTTCACACACTTACAGTGATGCAACAGTCTGTCTTGCTATCCGCAATCCGTGGATGTGACGGCATTGCCAAGATGCACAAACATAAGCCCTTAGTGAAATGGTATCGCCGTTGTGTCCTGCTATCAGCCTTTGACGGCAAGGCGCTGACAGATCCTTTTTCACCCGGAGGTGGGTCCTTTACTGGCCCCATAGTTGACAATCTGAATGGTCCACTTTTTGAGGCAATGCCGGACGACGTGCAGCACAATACGCGATGTGACGCCCTGCAAAAGGCTTGTGATGATTTCATCGACAGTCGGGACGAATTGCCAGCCCATTACACGACACATTTTATGCATGCTGTTGAGATCATTGGGTACAAACATCCAGATGCTCAAATGCGTGAATTCTGGGGTGATTTTTATGAGCGCCTCGTACATGCCCTGCATCTTTGGCCTGAGTCCGAGGATCAGCTAAATGAAAGATTGGGAGACACTCTAGAAGGTTGGCGAGCCCGTAATGATATTTCAACTTCATGTTCAGATTAAATGAGTTCGCTCCACACATCTTACCGGCCTGAAACCTTTGATGACGTGCTGGGACAGGATACCGTCGTCAAATCGCTTAAGCGCGTGGTCAAGGACAAGCGTGCGCAAACTTTCCTTTTTTGCGGGCCGCCCGGTACTGGCAAGACCACGTTAGCACGCATCCTCGCCCGTGAATTGACTGGCATTGGCGTTGCCAACCTGATTGAACATGATGGCACCACCAAATCAGGTAAGGAAGACATTCAAGCCCTGATGGCTCAATTGCAATACAAAGCCATCGGCGGAAGCCCCATCAAATTTGTGATACTTGATGAAGTCCATAAGTTATCAGCAGCAGCGTGGACGGTACTTCTAAAACCAACGGAGGAACCGCCCCCACACGTCTTTTATGCCTTTTGTACTACTGAAATCGGCAAAGTGCCAAAGGCCATCATTACGCGGTTCCTCCGTTATGACCTGAAGCCAGTAAAAGAGGAGCTGATTCTAGAGCTGCTAATCAGGGTGGTGGATGCAGAAAAGTTTCAAATAGATGATGAAATCATTGAGGCCATTGCGGAGGCCTGCGCGGGGAGCCCACGTCAGGCTTTGGTTTTCTTAGAGGCCTGCCTCTCCTGCAAGTCAATTGGTGAAGCCCGCGCGATTTTGCGTGCAAGTGGCCAAGCCAAGGAAGTCATTGATCTGGCTCGTTGGCTTGTTAGCGGGAAAGGGTTGGCGTGGTCAGAAGCACTGAAATACATCAAGCCGTTGGCTGAGCAGGAAGCAGAGAGTACGAGGATAGTACTCCAAAATTACTTTGCAGCCGTGCTCCTCAATACTAAATCAGATAAAACAGTTCCACACTTGCTTTCATTAATTGAGGCGTTTAGCACTCCATACGCCACTTCTGACAAGCTGGCCCCCCTCCTACTATCCGTGGGAATTGCCTTGAGGTTGGATTCATGACTGGAATAAGCTTTGCCATTTTTCCATCTTCATGGGCATTTGGCCCATGGAATTTGCCCCATAAATGGTTGTTTGCAATTGGGCCGTTTCGTTTTGTTTACCATAAGCGTGTTGCGGGCGCTTATGGGGAGGACCACATATGATGAATTTGAGAGACTACCTCATTGCCGATAGGCAGTGGAAACGTGAACACCGGATTGACCACGCCAAAATGATGCTGAGGAAAGCAGACACACCTGTTGAGAAGCAATTTTGGCGTTCCGTCATTGACGCCAATGTGGGGGATTAAATGATCAGCCTCAAGATCAAGGCCGTGATCATTACTGATGGCATTGGATATGTTATCCACGGTGCCAGTGATGAAACACCTGAGAAAATGTTCACGCAATTGGCCCCTATCTGGCCGTTGGACCCTTCAAAGGAAACTGTTCACTATGTTGAACTGGAAGTAAGCCTGCCCGAGCTTGAAGGCGGACATGCAGAGCCTGAGTGAATTGAAAGAACAATTGGCCATAGATAAATCGGTTTTAGATGACGAAGTCATCAGGCAGCCGGTATTATTCTATGCCATCAGTGAAGCAATGACAGATGCCATTGCCGTGCGTGACGCTGCAAAGGAGGATTTGGCCACTACGGATGCTGAACTGGACAAAGTTGTGCGTATGCAAATGGCAGGGCTTGAGAAATATACTGAGGCCATGGTCAAGAACGCCGTGCAAATTCACCCTCGGCACAAAAAAGCCTTTAATGCGTACTTGGATGCAAAATCTGACGCTGATAAACTGGAAGCACTCAAGGATGCATTTAAGCAACGCAGCTACATGCTGCGTGATCTGGTCTCCCTATATTCAGCCAATTACTTTGAAGATGCCTCTATCAAGCCTTCCGCCGCAGTGGAAGCTTCTCACTATCACAGCAACCGCGATCGCATGGCTAAGGCGAGAGCAAATAGGAGCAAGTAATGCCTAAAAAGGAAGAGCGTGGCTTTCGCTACGTAAAGCGTACCAAGGACGATCTGAAAGAACGGGCCAATATGAAGGGTGGAAACTTTGATTCCATCATCAAGCCCAAGTACAAGCAGTGGAAGCCAAAGGACGGTAAAAATCTTATTCGTATTCTGCCTCCTACATGGGAGGATGCCCGCCACTACGGTATGGACATCTTTGTCAACTACAGCATTGGCGCTGATAACCAATCCTATCTTTCACTAAGCAAACACGGCAAGGGGGCTGACCCGCTTGAAGAAGCACGTCGTGAAGCGCAACGCGAAGGTGACAAAGAGCTTGCCAAGGCGCTTAGCCCCAACCAACGCATCCTGTACTGGATCATCGACCGCAATGACGAGGATGAAGGTCCTATCCTTTGGGCAGCCCCCTTCACCTTTGACAAGTCACTGTCAAATCTTTGCATTGACGAGGATACTAAGGAAGTAATTTTCCTTGATGACCCGGCCAAGGGCCGAGACGTGCGCTTCTATAAGGAGGGCACCGGGCTATTGACCAAATACGACCCCAGCAAGATGAAGTTGCTGGCTGAAAGTCCCATTGCTGACGATGAAGGGCTTGAGAATGAATGGCTTGATTTCATTCAGGATAACCCCCTGCCGGAAGTGCTTAATTTCTATGACTACGAGCATATCAAGGCAACCTTTGATGGTCAGGCGGGACGTAAGGATGAAGATGAGGAAGCTGAAGAAAAGCCTGCACGCAGTCGTAAGGCTGTTGAAGAGGATGAGCTTAAGCCTCGTGGCCGTCAGCACGTTTCACACAGAGCTAGTGATCCTGAAGATGAGCCTGATGAAAAGCCTGTAAGGCGTGGCCCACGACGCGACCAAGAATTGGACCCCGATGACGGGCCGGAGGAAAAGCCGGTGGCACGGGGCAGGCGGGTTGCCATTGATCCGGACGATGAACCTGAAGAAAAACCAGCACCTCGCCGCAGGGCGGCTGCTGTGGTTGATGACGAGGATGATGAAAGCCCCCCTTCGACCCGCCGTACCACAAAGTCGGAACCAGAGGAAGGTAGCGGCAGCCTCCGTGAACGCCTAGCCCGTAGACGGCGTAGCAGTGACGACGACTGATCAGCGTAAAGCTGAGTTACTCCGGAGGGCTGGAAAAGATCCAGTTGTGCTTGATACCAGATCCTCCGGAGAGATCATGAATGACGAAATACCAGAAAAACGATGGTTAAAAGAATTAAACGTAATTAGAAGAGCTGGTTACCGATCATGGTTGGCATTGTTAGAAGACAGACAGCGACAGAAAGGTTTATCCAAAAAATAAAAGTTGATCCGGTAACTAAATGTTGGTTGTGGCAAGGATCAATGTTTGGTTCCAATAAGGCCCATCAGTATGGGCAATTTCACACTAACGATGGTAAAGATAGAACTGCGCACATATGGGCTTATAAACGATTCATAGGCGAGATACCAGATGGCATGCATTGTTGTCATTCGTGTGATAACAACTTCTGTGTAAATCCATACCATTTGTTTTTGGGAACACAAAAAGATAATATACAGGATGCGGTTGCTAAAGGTAGAATGTCAAGTTGGAAAGATAGGGGAGATATGTGCCCTGCAATTGCAGGGATTCTTAATAGGAAACGTAATTTCCATTATAGAAAGTTAACCGTTGAGGATGTTATAATTATTAGACAAAAATACAAAGAGGGTGAGATGATGTCCTATATTGCGCGTCATTTTAAAGTTGACACGACTACGGTGCAGGCGATTGTAAAGCGTAAAACATGGAAATTTGTCCCAGAAGATATCCAACTTACTTGAGGATAGGCACCGTGCCAAGAAAACTGAACGGCGCTAAGCCACCAGAAATTCATCCAGACCATCAGCTAACCATCAATTTGCTCAATGAGTTCCGAAACCTGTGGGTTGAGCAGATGAAGGAAAATGAAGTTGACCCCATGAAGTACTCTAGACTGAGCCTAGTCGCCCTCACTCAATTGGCTGCCATTGTGGGGGTGGATGTGGGGATGTCACTTCCACAATTTGAAGCAGTCTGCAAAGCACAGTTTGAAACGGCTTACGCCAAGGCTCCGAGGTTTTCATGAATTTAAATGGATGGATACCCCCTGAAGCATGGGCAATTTTGATAATGGGGACATTGATTTCTAGTTGGATTGTTTATCACGTCTTTTCGTGGTTGGGCAGCCACATATCAGTTGGATGGATGTGATGGCTAAACGAGCACGGGTTGTGGCTGAAAAGCCCAAGAACAGTTATTTTACTTCTGAGAAAGAGAACATTCAATTTGTCAGTACAGGATGTACTTTGCTGGATTGCGCTCTTGGTGGCGGTCTTGCTCTTGGCCGTACCGCTAACGTGGTAGGTGACAAGAGCACAGCGAAGACAGGAACGGCAACGGAAGTCATGATTAACTTTGGCATTTCCTGCCCTCAGGGCAGCATTGCCTACCGTGAGACAGAGGCCGCGTGGGACGACAACTACGCTGAGGCCATGGGATTGCCGATTGCTCAGATTGATTTTGGCAACCGTGAAAACCCGGTCATCACTGTAGAGGATTTCTACAATGATTTTGATGCTTTCTGTGACAAGCAGAAAAAGGCGGGCAAGCCGGGGCTATACGTGCTGGATTCATTTGACGCCTTGTCAGATGAAGCCGAGATGGAACGTGACATTGATAAGGGCTCATTTGGCGCTGCCAAAGCTAAAAAGATGAGCGAAATGTTCCGCAAGATTACACGCAAACAGGAGCAGGCCAATGTACTACTTTTCATCGTGTCCCAAGTACGTGACAATATCGGTGCTATGTTTGGTGAGAAGCACAAGCGCAGCGGTGGAAAAGCATTGGACTTTTACGCTAGTCAGGTTTTCTGGCTGGCTCAC